TTAGTTGTTATCCGACGGAACACTGGGCTGCTCCATGTCGATGAGGATGGGATTAAACTCATCGACGACTACACGGCCGGAGTATCCTCTCACTACATTACTCGCGGGGGGGCAAGACTGAACCAACCTAATGCCTCGGCGAGGTCTCCGGCACCACTCCAGTGTCGCGTCGGCAGGTATATCCGTCTCCAGCATGGTGCGCTGATATGGCAGCAGGCGCAGGATCGTGTCCAGTATCCTCATGGTTGCTCCTCCTGTGGGACGATACGCCATCCAGATCGGACCTCGTTACTGCCGATGTCAATAACCCAGTCCTGCCAAATATGATCGACTAGCACCCCCTTGGATGGGCTGAATACTGCCATAATGCGGTATCCATCCAATTGAGATAAGCAGGCAGACTCAATCATGGCTCCCTCCTTGGCAGCTCTAAGAGCCTCCGGCCAGGTGAGCGGATAGTCAGGATCACTCATGACTGCACCTCCTGGTCTGGCATCCATATATTACTGCGGAATCCCCGCGCGGTGGGCTTATGCGGCCCAGGAGTGGTGACAATGCGTACAGCCCCCACATGATCAGCCAGCTTGCCGGGCGGCATCGTGCGCGGATCAGCATGCGGCTCGTAGGTATCCTGGCCAGTCTCGGAGGCTAGTTTGCGGGCATCCTCCCGACCCCGGTTGATGATAGTATACATCAGGTGCTGGACATGCTCCACGGCAGCGTAATGCCGCAATGCCTGGTACACATCCCGACCCGTGCAAGGCAGGTGCAACTGGTCCCGCACGATCTCGGCCAGATAGTCTGGGCTGGTCTCGTAGCGCATCATAGCCTCGCGCAGGTTGTGGAGGGCCGTGTCCATCTCCGACCAAGTCCGGTCCTTGATGGAGGACGTGCCCAGGTAGGTAGCCAGTCTATTATAGATAGGCACGTAGTGCTCCTGGGTTGCCTTGGTAAGTGACTCGGTGACTCCTGTGGCAGCCCAAACCTCGTCATGCCGCCAATCCACCAGGGACGGCAGGGGGCACCCCTGGGACTGGATGCACTTGTAGGCCTTGCCGGCCATGATGGACAGTACGGTGATCTGTCGCTTGGTAAGTGGTTTGCTCATATATCGATGTTGGGCTTGAAGGGTGTAGGGTTAATCAGAGCATTGATCAGTTGCTTGTGCTGCGTCGGCGTTAGATAGATTAATGTTGCGGTACTGGCCCCACGGATTGCTCCTGTGGTAATGGACAGGATGATGTGGTGCCCCATGTCCTTGACCTCAATCTCAGTCATGCGCTTATCCTCCCTGCTGTGTCAGTCTTAGGCTCTACCCAATATGCCTCCGTCTGCTCAATGCGTAGTCCCAGGGCGGCCAGCCGCTCGTCATCCAGCTCGGCCTTGAGCTTGTCCTTGTCCGGCTTGGGATCGGACACCTTGAGGTAGGCGGTGAGTCCCATCTCCTTAATCTTGTTGCAAACGGCTCCCCAAGTGAATTTGCGGGAGAGTAGCACCAGTGTGGGATTGCCCAGTCTCCAACCCCATCGGGCCTTGCCGGTCTCTCCGGACTTGGCGTCCCCTTGCAGGAGCGCCTCCCGGTTGCGGATGGCATACTGCTCGGCCTGGGCCAGCTTGGCGGTGATCAGGTTGTTGAGGCCATCAACTACTCCGCCGTGCTCCTCGCGGGCGGCCAGAATGGCCTTGTCCAGTCGGGCCTGAGCCTTGTCTCGCTTGACGGTCAGCTCGGCGATCTGGTCCAGGCATTGCTCGTACTCGGCCAGGGTGGCCAGTCCGGTGTTGCGTGTTGTTAATTTAGTCATTGTTATGTGTGTTGCTTGTTGATTTGTTTACTTTTGCGGGCCACCATGGATACGACGTCCTGCCAGGTGAGACCGGGCGTCTGTAGCCATGCGTAGAATTTAGCTCCATCCACCGGGACGTAGCGCTCTCCCAGCTGCTCCAGACGGATGGCAATCATGCCCGGCCAGCGTGGGTCGTAGATAGTCCAGTAGTTGCCGGAGCTGGCAAATCTGGACAGCTGCATGCTGATCAGCGTGCACAGGGTCTCTGGATCGTAGGTCATGGCTGGTCAATGTACATGTAGATGGGAGGGATGGGATTAACCGGCTCGGCACCGTCTATCAGCTTGTGGATCAGGTCGTCGGATGCAGCATATCCTCCGTGATGGGATATATAGATATCTCCCCTGAGCCTATCAGCCAGGACGGCTCGACACTCCGGGCAAACCGCATAAGTCTGTCCATGGCGCTGGATGATCTCCAGGCGTGCGTGCCGGTGGTAATAGCAGTAGATGGGATTAGTCATGACGGCTGGACCTCCTCTCCATATCGGTAAAACGGGGGAGAAAACACCTCTCCAGCTTGCCCGTGTCATGATTAAGATGCGCATTGATGCCCGTGACATCGTGCATGAGATTGAAGTTATCAGCCTGCTCCATGTCAGCAAGCCGCAGAGGGCAGCCGTTGCAGTGACACGCCTCCAGGTCCATCTGGATATCCAGCTCATCGACGTCTGTATTGCCGTACTTGTGGTATAGGGCGCAGGCCCGCTTGGCGATGCGCTCAATGATCTCACGCTCCGCAGGTGTGGCGGTAAACAGGTCTTTCATTGCTCGCCCTCCCGGTTATGGTGAATAGTATCAATTATCACCTCACCAATGGTGTCGGGATTACTGGCGATGAACTCATTGATCAGCGTGGCGACACGGGCGGCAGGGGTCTCATGGTCGGCCTTTTGGATGGTCTCGCTATAGATGGCGAGTCCGGACCGTCCGCTGTCCGTGATGACGTCCTCGATGTGGAGGACAAAGTTGCCTCCCTTAGGGTCCAGCGTGAAGTTGGGGGCTTGCCGCCGCCCGTCCTGTTGTTGATTGGTGTTGGTGCTGTACATGATAGTAATGGTGTTATTGGTTGGTGGTTGAGGTGGGTTGATCGGCCTCGGATGGACCGACGGTGATGCTGGCCAGGCGCATCTTGCCCAGTAGGGTGTGCAAATGAGATATGGCCAGATTGAGCGAGTCGTAGTCAGTCTTGGACAGGAGGGCCGCCTTGCAGTGGCTGACCCGCTCAATGTGGATATGCTGGGTGATGTAGAGCAGTTGCCGGTGCTGCTCCCACTGCTCCTCGCTTAATACCGGGATGAGCTCCAGGGACAGGCTGTGATGCGTGGTGATGAGGGCGTCGAGGTCGGCTAGGCGGAGGACCACATATCGGGTGCCGTCCAGGTCAACGATGGTGTACTTGATGGTCTTCTTGCGCATGGTATCGGAGTGTTAATGGGTGTCCTGTGCAAGCATGGCGTCGCGCAGCAGGGTCAGGTCCTGCAGGAGATCGGGCAGCTGATCAGCAGCATCGGTGAGGACCTGGTGGATATCGCCCAGGTCGACCGGATCGGTCGTACCAATGGCTCCCCATGTTGTCAGCGCCGTGCCGACGAGGTCAACCAGCTGCGGTATGCCTTCGGCAATCCTGATAGCGGCCAGGGTTTCTGGCGGCACCGTAATGGTGAGCGTGTTTTTCTCGGTGTTGGGTTGTTGTTTCATGTTTGCTTATTGTTTGTGGTTATACGTGTTCCGGCATCTTGCCGGCTTCCATTTCTTCAAGTTTTCTAACCGCGGCCAGGTAGTAGTCCCAGGTGAGGTCCACCCCTGCATTGTTGGCTGCCTCCAGACCCTTGCGCAGGCGCTTGGTAGTCTTGCCAAATCCGTACAGGTTGGCCTGCTGCTTGAGGGTGGCCAGCATGGCCCGGCTGGGAGTCGGATAGCCGTAGTAGGTCCAGAGCGTCTCCAGGTCACGGGTCTCAATGTAATCCGGGAGGCGGTAGATATTGGCCGCTCCGCGCTTGGAGGTCTGCTCCAGGATGCCCTGCCACTTGTCATTATGCTCCACGTACTCAGCCAATACAGGTGTGCCCACCAGGAGCATGCCGCACTGGGTCTCATCGTATATCTCCCGCAGCTGCTCAATGCCCTTGCGTCCGGTCTTGTCGCTGTCCAGCGCGTGGTGGATCTCGTCGACAATGAGCAGGTGCTCCGGAGTCAGGCGGTTGACAATCTTGGCAATCTGGAACTCGGTGTTGCCTTTGACCGACAGGCCTAATTGAGCGGCAATGCGGTAGAGCAGCCGTCCCGGACTGGTGACTACCGGGCAGCGCACCAGGATGACCGTGCCGGGGTGGCGGCGGGCATACTCCTTGAGCGCCCAGGTCTTGCCCCACTGCGTCTTGCCCACCAGCATGGAGGCGTATTGATTAACGTGGGTCAGCTCGGCAATCTGCATCACGTAGCGCGCCAGAGCCGTCTCAATAAACGGGCCGTCCGAGGTTGACTGCTGGCGTAGGGAAAGGACGCCGCACAGGTCGTCCAGCTTGGCCAGATGGGGGCCGGCAGGCGCTTGGTAGGTACCGTTGAGCAGACGGTGCATGACCGTCGTGCTCACCGGCAGCTTGTCGGCCAGAGTACGCAGGGTCCACTGATGCTCGACGGCGTAGTTGATCAGGTCCGTAAGCATCTTCTTGTGGCCTTGCTTGTAGGGCGTGGCCGGGATGCGTGCCAGATATCTGCTCAGGTCGGCGTCGTTGTTGATTTTGGTGATGTCGTCCATATTGTTATTATTGTGTTTATTATGTTATAAAAATCTTACATCGGGCAGGTCGTGGGGCAGCTCGTCGTCATCGTTGCCGCTGGCGGGGATGAGGCTGATGTCCGGCATGGACTCGGCCGCCGCCGTGGCTGCCCTAGTCACGGCCCGCTTATCGGCAGGCGTGGGGGTGAGGGAGTATGCCTGGGCATACTCGGCTGCCGTGACCGGCTTGCCCTCCATCAACCGCCTGTTGTGCTCGCGCTTGCGGACAATATCCGCCTCGTCCTTGGCTCCGATGATGCGGGCATACTCCAGCTGATGCTCCCGGCGCCCGGCCGCCTTGCCCATGGCCTGCTCCACGGCGTGCGTATCCGCCGTGCAGACCCTCTGCACGAGGCCTGCAGTGCCGATGATGCGGCCGTCCTGACCGCACACAAATAGCTGGTTGGCATCGTAGGGATTGACGTAGCCCTGGTACTTGCCGTGGGCCAGCTCCCGGATGGCTCCGTCAGGAGTAACCACGCGGGCCTCGTAGATCAGCTCCTCGTCCTGGATAGCCTTGTCGCGCATCCGGATGTAGGCGCTGGCCACCTTGATGGGGCGGGCCAGGTCCATGCCCAGTATCTGACAGATGCACCAGGCGGGCAGCTTGATAAGCCTGTTGCCCGGCTTGGCCTCCTCGTAATCCCATGCCTCGGTGGGGCTCATCCGGCGGCGGTGCACCAGGTCGGCTCCGGTCTCGCAGGCGGTGCGGATGATCTGGGCGGCCATGGACGGCTCCACCTCGCAGGACGGAGTCCAGGGCGCGGAGGGTGACAGGCGCAGCTCCTCAACCATGTAACCGCAGCGCTCCCAGCCCTCCAGCTTGTGGGTGGTGCGGGCATTGATGTCGCTGACAATCTTAGTGAGCTCGTGACTCAACTCGTCCATGGTCAGCATGTAGTGCTTGAGTTGACCGGCTCTATCCGCGGGCAGCTTGTCCATCGCCTTGATGAGCTGGTCCTCGGCACGCGCCAGGCCGTGCAGGGTTTCCGGCGGCGTGCGGTCGTGGCCGGTGGCCCCAGGCAGATGGCTGATGCGGTTGTGCTGCAGGTTGTGGTAACTCTCCAGGGGGGCCTTGTGGCGCGGGTTGCCCACCCCACGGCCGCCATGGCCCTGCTTGAGCGTCTGGCGCACGCCTCCGATGCCGGAGCGGTCCACCTTGATCAGACCGCCGCTGGCATGGTAGAGCAGCTCCTCCATCTCCTTGTCAATGGCGGCCGTCCCATTCTCGACCACGAGGGTGGTTCCTCGTGGGGAGTATCCGATTGTAGCTCCCCACAGGGCCAGGATGCTGCGCATGTCCCGCTTGTTAAGATGGATCATCTTGCCCGTCTCCTCGTCGCGGCGGCGGATTTTTTGGCCCCACGCTACACGCTTGCCCGTAAGGTACTCCAGCACCCCAAGCTGCAGGGGCTGCCCCTTGTCGCGGCCGGATAAGACCTGGAGGTCCAACCACACGTCGTCAAACAAGAAATGACTGCCCAGCCAGAGTCCCTCGCGGGTGGCCAGTACCTGGGCCAGTTGGGGCGCTGCCGTGCGGATGCCCTGCTTGAGCGCCACCGTCTCCAGGGTCTGGGGGGCAAGCCGCTGCAGGTTGCGCAGGCTCCAGCCGGAGGGGATGCGCGGCCAGCCCGGCCAGTCCTCATAGCCGGGGATGGTGTCGCGCCTCTCCGTCCAGGTCTTGATAAGCTGCAGCCTGGCGGTGGGTATGCCCCCATTGCGCTGGCACTGGGTGCAGAGACCGTGCCAATAGGCCAAGAATTTGCTGAGGGTAACACGGCTACGGGCCTGTATCTTGCGGTAGCGGCGGTCCACCAGGGAGAGGGGATTGTCTCCGCTGTTGCGCCAGATATCATACCAGCGGCGCATGGTGACGGAGGATATGCCACAGAGGGCTGCAGCATCCCGGATAGCTCCCTGCTGCGCTCCATAGCAGGCGCTGGCCTCCTTGATGCGCTTGCAGGCCGCATAGATGGCCAGCACTCTGTCCCGCTCCACCAGCGGCAGATCGTCCATGGTGATATTAAAGTCCATTATCTTAAAGTGTTGTTGTACCGTTGACTATGCCATCCATCGTGGCCCTGACGCTCTGTACGTCGGCATCGGATACCTTGCGGGCGTAAGCGGCCAGGGAATCGGCAAAAAGCTCTCGCTCCTGGAGGCGCAGCAGGTGGACGTAGCCCTGGTCGATAAAAGTTCCCAGCTGTTTGAGGAGGCAGGCTGCGTCCTGCTCGGCCTGATGCCGGCGGCGCTCCAGTTCTTCCGGGGGGAGGTTGAGAGCGGCCAGGTCATTGGCCAGCTTATCCATGGGGGTGAGGGCCTGAGCCCCGTCAGGGTTGCCGGAGCCGGTAAAGCCCAGGGGCTTGACCCGGTCGTGCGTTGTCCGCTTGCGGGTGGTAATCACGCCCAGGTTGATCTCCATCTGTCGGGGTGTTTCGGCTCCGTCGGTTACTTTATCTACTAGGTCGGGCAGCTCGGAGACAGGCTCACCGCATAGGCCCGCGTCCAGGAGAATTCTCTCCACATTATCTAATCTTCCTGCGGCTGTTTTATAACAGCGCATGTAGCGGTTGGACATCTGCTGGGTAAATTGAAACCGTGGTTTCAATTTATCGTCTTTGGCGAAAAATTCGCCCCACTCTCCATGATGAGTCGCGGCCTTAAGCTCGGTCAGCAGCTTGCCCAGCTTGAGTCCTGCCGTCACGGCATTGCGCCCGGCGCATGCCGCCATCTCTGCCTGCGCCTGGGCATACCGGTGCAGGCGGTTGGCTTCGCTGACGCCCAGCGTCACCCGCGTTTCCGCGGTTATCATAAGCTCGTGTTTCATTGGTTGAAATGTTGTTGACGATTGATTTCCTGCTGCAGGATGTAACGGTTGAGGGCCACCCTCAGCTTGACCAGGGCCTTGTCCTGCAGCTCCCAGACAGCCTTGTCGGACAATCCCAGGTAATGGGCCAGTTCCGGGCAGGTGAGCGGGCCGTCGTGAGGCACCCGGTAATGGCGTCGCACTTCCGGGATGTTCCAAATGGCGGACCAGATGGCCCATTCCTCGGCCGTCATGGGCGCGTCCATGTCAACGGGTGTGTCGTCCATCATCGTGTGGCCTTTCCATGACTGGCAGGATGGCCGTGCGCGGGTCCTTGAGGCCGTCGCGCACCTGCTGCTCCTCCGTATCCAGATACCATCCTCCCGCCTTAACCATCCCTAGGAATGCCAGGGCCATGACTGCTATGGCGGCAATGAGATTGGCGGCTCTCCTCAGCATCGTTACCTGCTCCTCCTTAATGATGTCAGTTTTTTGCGCGGCAACCTTCGGATGCGGACTTTCAGGGCGTTGCCCCGGTCTGGCGCTCCTTTGAGGACGCGGCGGAGATGACTGGCTGTCACTCCTAATACTTCGGCGGCTTCGGTCGGGGTGTATCCATGACCAAGTAACCATTGAATGTTGATGTTCTTTTCTTGTATGGTCATTGCTGTTTGTGTTAATTCTGCCTTATGGCCGCCTTTATAGGGCGGCTCTCATAAATGTGAGATATATTAACAGGTGTGACCATGCAAGAAAAAAATGATACAGATGTGAGTTTTTGTGGCCGTTTTGCCGACTTGCTAAACAACTGTGAATACTCACAACGTCAAGTGGCCGTTAAGCTAGGATTAACAGAGGGAGCTATTATCAACTACAAACGCGACCGCATTCCCAAAGCATGGGAACTATTACGCATTGCTAAATTTTTTGGTGTAACGATGGAATGGCTGTTGACTGGCAAGGATCCCATGATACAAGCATCATCAGATTCTTGGCGGGAAAGGTGTAAGTTGGCCGAAGCTAAATTATCTATCGTAAGAGAGGCTTTGCAAGGTGTTTTAACGAAAACAAAATAAGCACTTAATGATACATGAGCAGCACTCAAGGAATGAGTAATGATAAGCAGTATTATTATACTGTAGGGAACCAGGTACACGGTCCTGTACCTTCTGAAAGTTTGGTAGCTATGTATCAATCCAGGCATCTTGCAGACACCACAATGATCTGCCCAGTTGGTGGTGCAAACTGGATATTCATGTCGGAACTATTGCATGGATTGCCTAATCAGTTAGTCGAGCATAGTAAGCAAGATACAAAGCCGCTTGAACTCCCCAGAACAAGAAAAAAGCAAGATGGATCAAGTCGGGCTCTTAATATACTGGCTGTTTTTTGTTGTCTCCCCTGTGCATTTGTGATTTTGTTATCCCTTTTTAATCCTAAATCATTTATAGATTTATGGGGTATTGCCATTCTAAGCATCATAGTTGCTCTATTTTTTGCTGTCTTAGCCAAACTAGTAGGAGGCAAATCGTGAACTATCCCTATTAAGTATGACACAGCGCAACATACTGATCATAAATTTCATATCTCTAACAAACATAACAAATTTATAATAAATTTGTTGTGCCGTTAGAGAAGGGCGTTTGGGCGAGCTATGCTCGCGTCCGATGACCAACACATATACCATGCTGCACGGGGACTGCATGTCCCTGATGTCGACCATGCCGGAGGCATCCTACGATGCCGTGATTACTGATCCGCCCTACGCCAGCGGAGGCCTCTCTACGGCCGCCAGGGATCGAGACCCGCGCGTCAAGTACCAGCTGTCCGGAACCCGTAAATATTACCCGACATTTGCCAATGACAACCGCGACCAGCGTACCCACCTGATGTGGTCCGTGCGGTGGATGGAGCAGGCCCTGCGCCTGACGCGCCCCGGCGGCTGGCTGATGGTATTTACGGACTGGCGTCAACTGCCCCTGACCTCGGACGCCCTGCAGATTGCCGGCTGGACGTGGAGAGGCATCATCCCCTGGGACAAAACGGAAAGCTGCCGACCCCAGATGGGGCTGTACCGCAACCAGGCCGAGTACGTCCTGACCGCCACGCACGGAGGATACGACAAATCCGTCAGGCTTTGTCCTCCGGGAGTGGTGCGCGAGCCGATCCGCCCCAGGGATAAGCTCCACCTGACGGGCAAGCCGGTCCCCCTGATGGAGCACCTCATGACCATCCTGCCGTCCGGCTCGCGCATTTTGGACCCGTTTGCCGGCAGCGGCACCACGCTGGTGGCGGCCCGCAACAAGGGACACACGGCCGTGGGCATTGAGCTGTCGTCCGACTACCACCGCATCGCCACCGACCGTCTCGGTCTGGTCCTGCCGTCCTAATGTTCGTCGATATCCACATATATCAAGACCGCTAGGGAAATTCCTGGCGGTCTTTTTTCATAACGTTTTATCATTTGACTGAGCCCTTCATGTGATTTATATTTTTGTAATGAAAAAAATATCACTTACTGAAGATGAATACAATACGCCCAAGTACACTATTAAAATTGATGGAGAGAAGAAAACGAAGTTGGGTTTCATGGAAGCAATACTCTCTAATTTTAAAGAGGAAAAGGAATGGCATGATAATGATATAGAGATACTGTTGCACATAAAATCATTGGCGCAGTTATCAGATGAAGAAATGATGGAAATCATCACGGAACCTGTGATTGATGAAAAGGATGAAACGGAAATAATTAATGGTTCTACGGAAGTCATCTCTTGGAAAAATATAAAAGAACCTATGGCAGAAAACATGTCCGATAAGGTGTTAATCCGCATTTATGAAGCAATAAAAGAAAAGGCTCCCAGCGTTCTAGGCTAAATATCCTTTCCCGCACGCCCCCTGCAGCATCCCTGCAGGGGGCTTTTTTTGCCAGCCGTTAGAGAGGGGCTCAACATTGTGGTAAGGTTGAGGCATGGACGACAAGACGCTCAAACGCTGGGCCTCCGGGCCGCTCTGTACCATTGCCCAGGCAGCGGCCCTGCTGGGGGTATCCTCGCAGACAGTCCGGCGCATGGTGCTGCATGGCCATCTCATCGCGTGGCGTCCCAATCCGGCGGGCCAAAAGAGGCTGCTCTACCGCCGCCAGGTGGAGGATTTGGCGGCGCATAGCCAGAGCCGTGCCATCCGGCAGGCCCGCCTGATGCAGGATACATTCGATTTTTTTAAGCCAAATGCAACAAATGCGCCAAACGTGCCAAATGCAACAGAGGGCAGCCGAAAATGGGCTAAGGTGCCCCCATGAGCAACACTCCATCTCCTGTTGATAATACTACTGGTGCGCATGACGAGATCCCGGCTCCGGGTGGAGCCGGGAACACCGTCACCACCAAGACGCCCTGGTATTTGTCCTACGTCCTGTGGACCAACCTGGCCGCCCTCGCCTCCATGCTACTGCCCTCCGTGCGTGATTGGCTGGCCAACAATCCCATCGAATTTACAACCGCCCTTACTGCGGTCAATACCCTGCTGGGCTTTATAAGCCGTGGCACGATCCAACTTACCGGACAGGACGGCCAGAGCGGCCAGTCCGCCAACCTGGCCGGAGCCCTCCCGCCATCGCCTGTTACCGGGGAGGGCTCCACATCCCCCGTGGAGGACCGGAGTCAGGATCCTGATCAGGATCCGTCGTCCATACCCCCCAGCTCCGGCTCCTCCTCACCCTTATCCGGGACCTCCCGCCTGATGGTCGTCCTGGGAGCCTTGATGCTCCTGCTGGGCGGATCCTGCAGTACGGACGCAGACCCTGTGGCCGCCAGCGTCAGCCTGAGCGACGGGCAGGTGATAGTCATCCGTGGAAGCACCTCTCTGGTAGTGGACCGCACGGAGTACAAGCTGCTCTGGTCACAGGCCGCCCCGGAGGCAGTTGTGGCTCCGGTAGTACAAGCCACCTCCAAGTGAGCAACTCTTAACTGTCAGCTATCATGATTTACGCAGCATTACAATCCGACACGCTGTCCTGGCAGCGCTCCCTGAAATTCGCCGGTTTTTATCGGGGCCGGCTTGACGGCATCACCGGCCCGCTGACCCGCGAGGCGGCGGCCCAGTGGCGCGAGAGCCATCAACAGCTCCAGACCCGCTACGGCCGGCTGGACCAGCGCACGGAGGACAACCTGCTTACCCTCCAGCCCCTGGCCGCGCTCAAGGTGCGCCAGATGATGACGGCCCTGCGAGGCCTGGCCGACTGGAAGCTCATCTGCGGCATCCGCACGTATGAGGAGCAGGACAGACTCTACGGCAAAAGGCCCAGAGTAACCAGAGCCAAAGGAGGGCAGAGCATGCACAACTTCGGCATTGCGGGCGACGTCTGCCTGTTTGTCGACGGCAAGGACGTATGGACACCCAGCGAGGGAGCGAATTCCATCTACAAGCCCGTGGCGGCCCTGGCCCATAAGCTGGGGCTGGTATGGGGCGGGGATTTCAAGTCCATTTACGACCCCGGACACGTCCAGCTGGGCGAGCTGTCCACAGCCACCCTCCATCACGCCTACACCACCGGGTCCGCCACGCTGGCCCAACTGCTCCAGTCATGATGCTCAACCTGATAGCAGACGCCGCCGCAGGCATCTCGCCGGAGGCAGTAGGCACCATCCTCGGCGTTGCTCTCGGCTCGTCCGGGACATGGTGGGTGGTCAAGGGCCGCAAGGCTCCGCAGCAATCCGACGATCCCCAGCGCTTCTTGATGGAGGACAAGTACGCGACCCGTGAGGAGGTGGCGGAGCTCAAGGCCCTCCACGCCAAGACCACCGACGACATGCACAAGCGCCTCAACAGTATCACCATCAAGCTCAACGAGATGTCCGGCACCCTTAAACTCATGATTGACATCCTCAAAACCCGCAAGTCCTTATGACCACCCGCGCCAACATCAAGATTACCATCCTGCAGGTCCTCGACCGACTGCCCGCTGCCTATACCCAGCGCGTGTCTGCTCTCCGAGCCGAGGTCTCCCTGGACATGTCTCCGAGCCCAGGAACTGCCGATATCGACCTGGCCATCCGGGAGCTGGAGGCCCTGCGCCTGATCACGTCCACCACCTGCCTTATCACCGGCGAGCGCAAGTACGCCATCACCGACGCCGGCCGCGTCCAGCTTACCCAGATATGACCATCACCGACGCCATCGTAAGCATCGCCGCCTTAATATTGATTGGGTTCATCAACTACATCATTTACCGCCGTTAACCGCCATGCTCCGCAAACCCAGACCAGACAGTGTGATCGGCTCCCAGTTGCCCCCCATCATCAAGGACGACGTGGACGCCATGTTGTTTTCCGGCGCATCTTACAAAGATGTCCAGGAACGCCTGGCCGAGGACGGTGTGACACTGAGCCAGGAGGCCATCCGCCGCTACTACCACTCCCAGATCCTGCCGGCGCGTCTGGCCCGGCAGAACAAGACGGCCGAGGAACTCAACAAGATCTCCGTGGACGGAGTGGACGAGGCCACCATGAGGGCCATCCGCTCCGCCGCCCTGGACCTGGCCGCCTCCCCGTCCTGCGATCCCAAGGCGCTGAGCATCCTGGTCAACCTCATCCTCAAGGCAGAGCAGCTGGAGCAGGACAAGCGCCGCCTCAAGATGCTGGAGGCCAAGGCCGCCCAGGCAGACGCCGCCAGACAGGTCACGCAATCAACCCTCACCCCGGAGGAGCGCGACGCCAGGATGCGCAGCATCTTCGGCTGTTAGACAGTAACTCACCCACTCCCCTTCATGTCATCCTTGATCACAACGCCGCTGGAGCTGCTGCTGCCTTACCAGGCACGGTGGGTGGCGGACGAGAGCCGCTTTAAGGCCGGCATCTGGTCCCGCCAGTCCGGCAAGGATTTTTCTACGGCGGCGGAGGCGGTAAGGGATGCGATGCTGCGGGCCAAGACCACCTGGATGATCGCGGCCCCGTCCGAGCGCCAGGCCATGGAATCGCTGGCCAAGTGCAAAGAGTGGGCCGAGGCTTTTTCCCTTGCCCTGGCTGACGAAGAAATCGAACGACAGGACGGCCCCAACACCCTGCTCAAGTCCGGCTCCATCACATTTGCCAACGGCTCCCGCATCTTGGCCGTGCCCGGCAGGCCCGATACCGTGCGAGGCTTTAGCGCCAATCTCGTCCTGACGGAATTCGCGTTTTTCGAGGATCCCGACGCCACCTGGAGAGCCGTATTGCCCTCCATCACTAATCCCCTCCGGGGCGGCGAGAAAAAAGTCCGGCTTATCACCACGCCCAACGGCAAGACGGGCCGCGGCGCCAGGACATACAAGATCATCTCCGACAATTTGCTCCAACCCGTGGAGGGCCGCAAGCAGCACTGGTCCTGCCATGTGGTGACGATTGCCAAGGCCGTGGAGGACGGACTGCCCATCGACATTGACGAGTTAAGAGAATCCCTGGACGACCCCATCGGCTGGGCGCAGGAGTACATGTGCGAATTCCTGGACAGCTCCAACGTGCTGCTGCCCTACGACCTGATCGCCACGGCGGAGTCCGCCAGCGCCACGGTCTCCTGCGACCCGGCCATTTACCTGGGAGGCAAGCTGGACCTGCGCCTGGGCATCGACTTTGGCCGCTCCAACGACCCGACGGTCTGCTGGACATTGGAGCGGGTGGGTGACGTGCTGGTCACCCGCGAGGTGCTGGTGCTGCGCAACATGTCCGTGCCGGACCAGATGGAGGTGCTGCGCCACCGCATCAAGGCGGCGCGCCGGGTGTGCTACGACTACACGGGCGTAGGCATCGGTATGGGCGATGTCCTGGTCAAGGAATTCAAGCGCTGGCATCCGGAGGGTCACGAGTTTGGCCGGATCGAGCTCTGCACCTTTACGCCGGCCTTTAAGCGTCTCATCTTCCCGCGCCTCCGCCAGGCCTTTGAGGCTCCGACCCGTGTGCGCATCCCGATTGACGTGGAGATTCGCGAGGACCTGCACGCCATGCAGCAGATATTCAGAGGCACGGACTACAGCTATGAAGCCCCGCACACCAGGGAGGGACACTCCGACCGGTGTACGGCCCTGGCTCTGGCCCTGCGCGCGGCCGACGGCCACGTGCAGCACCATCTCCCGGCGCCAGGCAGCGGACGCATCATCACCGGCGCTGGCCTGTTTGGCGGCCGCTCCCACGGCTCCCTGTTCGGATGCCGCCCCTCCCTCAACCATCTACCGTCAGCAGCGTAACTCATGATCAAGCGACTTTACAACTACATCCTCCACCGCAGGCTCCATGCAGAGGGCGTGCAGCGGGCGCTTACAACGCCGGAGATACCCTCCCAGGACAGCAGGCCGGGCCTGTTCCGGCTTGTATCCCTGTCCGAACTGGACAAGGACAGCCGCCGCCAGCTGGAGCGCGTGTGCCCGCTGGACTACCTGAGCGTGGATACCATCCGGCGCTGCCTGCAGGACTGCCAGCTGGGGGCCTATGCCGAGCAGCAGTGGATCTGGGAGCAGATGGAGCAGTACGATCCCATGCTGATGACCTGCATTACCAAGCGGGACGACGCGCTGAGCAAGTACGACTGGTCCGTCACGGTCAAGCCGGACCTGGACGACAGGGACAGCCTGCTGGCCGAGGCCCAGCAGCGCACCATTACCGACCTGTGCAACGCCATCGTCAACATGGACGAGGCTATTACCGCCCTGTCCCAGGCGTCCCGCCGCCATTACAAATTCCTGCAGCCCTACGCCGACGGCGATGGCCTGCACCTGCTGCCCGTCGACAACTGGCTGATGTGCCGCGACGGTTACCGTGGACCCTGGGGATACAACCCGTCCGCCCAGTTTAGCCGCTACCGGGGGGAGCCGTTGCCCGTGCCTTTGGAGGATCTCATCCTGCGCCTGCATCCCAGGCCCATCGACATGCCCGCCCAGATGCTGGTGCTCAACCGCAGCACCACCTTGGCCCAGTGGGACGTCTTCCTGGAGCGATTAGGGACGCCGCCGGCATTTTTCAAATTGCCGGCTGACTGCAGCGACGAGCTGCGCGATCTTTATATAAAGGCAGCGGCCAGGATGCAATCCGCCGCCATCGGCGTCATCGACAACAGCGCCGACATCATCACCGTCCCGGTGTCCCAGACGAGCGTCGACCTGTTTGACCGCAGGTACAAGGTAGCCACCGAGGAGATCGCCATGCTGACCACCGCCGGCAAGCTCACAGTCATGACCGAGTCCGGCTCCGGCACCCTGGCTGGCAACGCCCAGGCTGACGGCTTTAAGGCCTGGGCGGCCGGCGAGGCCGACCATATTGCCTCCGTGCTGACGGCCCAGCTGGTCAACCGGGTGCTCGACGAGTACCACCCCGGCCAGCCTCACCTGGTGAATTTTACGCTCTCCTGCGTAGACAAGACCACGCCGGAGAAAGAAATCGCCAACGCCGCCGCCTTGCGCGCCGCCGGCTACGACATCGACGACGCCGAGGTCAGCGAGCGCACCGGCTGGCAGGTGACCGCCGGAGTCTCCTCCTCCGAGCTCTACGCCATCAGGACCGCCGGCTACACGCCGGAGCAGCGGGCCATGGAGAATGGCGGCAAACGATCCCAGGAGACGCCCTACACGCTTAACTCCCGCCGCCGCGACGCCATCACGACACTGGCCCTCCACCGCGGCACCACGCTCTGGGAGCCGGCGCGCCGCCGCCTGGAGGAGGTGGTCGCCCACCGCCTGCAAGACATCGACGAGCGACTGGAACGGGTCACGCTGGAGCTGCTGCCCCTCTCCCCGGCAGAGCAGGCCCGTCTCAAGGATGCGCTGCAGATACCCGAAGAGGAGGAAATCGTCTCCGCCGCCCTCCAGATTGCCCGTCGCCTCCAGGAGGCCCGTGACGAGGGGAGACGCCGCGCGGCGGCCGTTGACCCGTCTCTAACCACATCCGGCCCTGCACGACCCCTGCACGGCGCAAATTCAGCCCCATCCCACGCATGAGCAACTACCGAGACAGATACATCGCCCGCGGCATCCCGGAATTCGACCCGGACGCCTGCGCTCCATACCCCATTGGCCAGGTCCCGCAATCAGGCTGGTTTCTCATTGAGCCAGCCGGCACCTACACCATCCCGGTGCCCGACACCTCCATCCCTCCTGCCAAGCGCTGGGACGTGGACGAGGTCATCGACAAGGACGCTCTGCAGGCCATCTGCGAGGCCTACGACCCGGCCATCAACGGCGGCAACGGCATCCAGGTCAACAACGACCATCTGCATCTGCGCACCACCGGCGACAACCCGGCCCTGGGCTGGTGCAGGGCGCTGGACTACGGATGGGTCGGCGGCCGTCTCTACCAGGCCGCCTACATCTCCTGGGTCAAGGATGCCCACCACGACCTCAACCAGGGCAAATACTGGGCATTCAGCACCGAGTACAAGCTGGCCGACTACAAACGCGTCTATCACAACGGCTACAGCCCCACGCGCCTGTCCGGCCTGGCCGTCACCAACAACCCGGACCACGAGGCCCAGCCGGGCATCATCCTCCAATCCGCCGCGGGCGACGTGGTCGTCCACAGCCGCAGCGCCTCCATCCTCCAATCCACAACCATGAGTACAAAAACAGCAACACAACGGATCCTGCACTCCGAGGGCACAGCCCCCGAAGATGAGGAAAAGAAGCAGCAAGAAATCAACGCCAACAACGACAATCCCCCTCCTGCCACCACAGAGGAGGAAAAGAAAGACGAAACCAGCGCCAACAACGACACCGACCAAAAGGACGAAACCAGCTGCAACTCGGACGACGAGGGCTGGCTGGGCCTCGTCAACAAAATAGCCGGGGTGTGCGGCCTGCCCGACACGGCCACCGGAGACGACATCCTCAAGTACGTCACCGACCTCAAGACCGACTTTGACCTCCTCAAGCAGCAGGCCGATCAATCCGGAGGAGGCACCCAGGCCCACAGCAGGGCTCCCCTCACGCGCCAGCTGCACAGCAACCGGGGAGGCCGGCGCATGGACCGCGACGTCACTCCCGCCGGGGTGGTCATCCACCGCACGCCGGAGGGCAAGGCCGTCAAGGTGCCGCAATCCGACGTCGACCTGGTGACCCACTGCCGCCAGGCCGTGGACGCCGAGATCGTCAGACACGGCCGCCAGCTCACCCCTGGCGAGTACGACCGCGCCTGGTCACGGGCAGCGGAGGAATTCGCCTCCGCGCGCCGCAAGTAACTCCAATCTCAACACCTAACTCTAATTAAAATGATTATCAAGCAAACACCCGTAGAACGCCGTCTCTGGGCGTCGGGCGCCACCGGCACCGACAAGAGCGAGGGCAAGCTGGTCAAGGCATCCGCCGACGGCAAAACCATGTCTCTGCTGACCTCCGCCTCGGATATCCCGGACGGCGTTGTCAGCAACCCTGACGGGCGCGACGGAGCCGACGGCAACGGCGGCGATCTGGTCCGCATGAGCCATCCGGGCATTGTCCAGGTCCGCCTCAACGCCACTCCCGGCGCCATCGAGGACGGCACTGACCTGGTGGCCTGCGCCGACGCTACCGTCAAGGCGGCCACCGGCGCGGCCGGCGAGGTCGTCGTGGCCAAATCCGTAGCCCCCAACACCAGCGGCCAGGGAGGCTGCCTCCATGACGCCATCCTCGTCGCCAGGCCGGCAGCCACACCGGCGGCCGCGTCCGAAAAATCCTGACCATTAACTCTTACCTCTTAACGACTACATAGCATGAGTACATCCGCAACCTACGCCGTCAACCTGCCGCTGACCAACTACATCATCGGCTGGTACGGCACCCAGACCCACGACCCGGCACGCTTCCTGGCTCCCGGCACCCAGGCCCCCGGCCTGCTGACCACCTACAAGCGCTACCTGCGCCAGGACGCTTTTGCCGCCTCGGACACCCGCAGGCCCATGTACGACTCCCCCCGCACCATCGACATCCGTGGCGAGGACGTCCCGGTGATGCTCGAAGAACACGCCCTCAAGATCGGCATCGACGACCGCGAGCTGCTCGGAGCGGTTGACGCGGAAGTTTACCGCACCAGCCTGCGCCAGGCCAAAACCCGCGCGCTGGCCCGCCGCATGCTCATCTCCCACAATAAGGAGGTGTTTGACTACGCGAATTCGGTCATCCCCGGCATCACGTCGGTGGACGGCATCACGGAGGCCAACAAATGGAGCGACCGCACCAAGCCCGTGGTCAGCATCCTGACCAGCCTCATCAACAAATTCGCCGTCAACAACGGCGTCTATCCCAACCGCATCCTGACCACGCGCGACGTCTGGGCGGACATCCAGGCCAACACGGAAGTCCAGACCATGATGGGCGAGATGGGCCGCAAGGTCCTCACGCCGGAGACGCTGCTGGAGCTCATCGGCCTGCAGGGCGACGACATCCCGCCGGTCAGGGTCATGCGCACCATTGCCTCCTACAATCCCGGAGGTACGGGAGGCGCGGAGGTGGACAACGTCAATATCGTGGGCAGCAACATCTATCTGTTTTACGCCGACGACAATCCGTCCCTGGACGACATATCCGCGCTCAAGACGCTCAACCTCGCCGGCGACGACATGTACAGCACGGTGGAAACCTATCGAGATGAAGACATTTCCACGGAATGGCTGCGCGTGCGCGGCCATCACAAGGTGGTCTTCTCGGCTCCCTCCTGCATGATGCGCATGCAGATCGCCTGATGCAGGACGGAGTGTGGAGAGCCGGGAGTTGAAATGCTCCCGCCTCCACGCTCCCTCCCTCTCTTAACAATCAATTTTTTATCAAGACATCAAGATGACAGCCAAGAAATCAACCAGAACCAACAAACCCGCCGCGGAGCAGGCTCCTGCCCAGGAGATGGACACCACCAATACCGACCATAACCAGACCACGCCGACCGTGGAGGACACCGCTGCCGAGGCATCCACACCGGAGCCTGCAGCCAGTCCCACCCATCAAGCTGCCGTAGATACCCCCACGGCTGCTGACAAGGGTGATGGCACCAACCAGGAGGCAGGGGACGATCCCGGCCCCAACATGACCAGTCACGATTACGATGCCCTGCATGGTCTGACCTCCAACGTCCATGACGACAGTGCCACCGGAGAGCAGCCTCCCCTCGCCCTCCTGACTGCCGAGCGGATTGGATTGACTCCCAGACAGCACGTGACATCCATCATCGCCGGAGGCGTGATCAGCGGCATCCTGGCCCGGACCAAACCTTACGAGGTGCTCGACCTGCGCAAGGCAGCCGAGGCCATCGGCATGTGTGACACGATCGTCGATATGATCCTGCACCTCGACGATCCCGCCCCGGAGTCCCCGGACGAGCAACCCAACTCTTAACTCTCCACCCTCTACTCTCAACAACAATGTCAAGCTGGATCACATTGACGGCGGACATGCTCACGGAGGCCATCGACCGAGCGGAGCTGGAGGCCATCACGGCCGCCGACACGGATGGCACCGTCATCCCCGGCATCATCCAGGACGTGACGGCAGCCGTGCGCGAGGCCATTGCTGCCAACGCCGCCAATGTGATGGACCTGCAGAGCGACACCACCATCCCGCGCACGCTCAAGCCGGAGGCCCTGGACATGATCGCCTGGCGTCTGCTCAAGCGGTTTGCGGTGATGGTCTCCGAGGACCGGGATAAGGCCAACACAGCCGCCCGCGAGCGGCTGGAGGCCGTCCGGGCCGGCACCCACCGGGTGATCGGTCCGGATGGCCGCATGCCCGTGCCTCCCGGTAAGCGCCCCTACGTCCAGGGACCGCGCCCTGCCTACGGCTCCGGAGCTCCGGGGTTGTTCCCGTCCCCCGGACGGGGAGTTAACAGGTAACAGCAGCTCAACTCTCCACTCTCAACCCTCCTCACTCAACAGCAATGCCCTCTCCCTCGGATATCATGCGTGCCAAGGTCACGGTGCCTGCTGCCGGCATGTCGTCGGCGGACTGGGACGGCGTGGACCCGGATATCCGCGAGCGCTCCTACTGGACGGCCAGGCAGGGGCACTATGCGCGTGTGCAGGGATTTAGGGATCGCTCCCAGGGCATTGTGGACGGCAACCTGTCCGAGGCCGACGCCCTGCGCGAGGTCCGCGCGATGCTCAAGGCCACCGGCTACCAGCCGGAGCCCGGCACAGAGGGCACCATCCAGGACCTCAACTCCGACGCCCGCCAGCGCCTGATCCTGGAGACCAACGTGGCCATGGTCCAAGAGCGAGCCTACCGGGACTCCATGATGGGGTCGCTGGCCTATCCGGCCCAGCGTCTGGTGCGTATCCGTTACAGCCGCCAGCCCAGGGACTGGGCCGCCCGCTGGAGGGAGGCGGCGGCGGCCGTCAACTACGAGGGCGTGGCCACCGACGGCTCCCACATCGCGCTGCTTACCTCGCCCATCTGGCGCAAGCTCAGCCGATTTGACCTGGACTATCCTCCGTTTGATTTTAACTCCGGCATGGGGGTTGACCCGGTTGACTACGAGGAGGCTCAGCGCCACGGCCTGGTTATCCCGGAGGCGACGGTGGATGACATGGACGGCGAGTCACTCAACGCCAGCCTGGAGGCGTCCATCGCCAAGATGGACGGCGACCTGCAGCAGGCATTTGTCGAGGCTCTGGAGGATTGCGTGGAGGTGGAGGGAGACCGCGTCTACTACACCGACCCCAACGGCACCCGTCCGGTGCATTGGAGCGAGGCGGGCAAGGTTATCTGCGGGCAGCGTCCTCCCGTCATCCCGGACACCCAGGCCAGAGCGATGGTTAAATTCGTCGAGGATCAGCGCCAGTTTGACCGGGCGCAGCGCGGCGTCCAGGGCTATGCCACCCAGGAAGAGTGGGACGCCCTCTACGATGCCGTCAACCGCATCAAGCCCACCGACGTCCGGGAGAGCGGCACGCTCTACCGGGGCATGTCCATCGACCCCAACAACGCCGACCAATTCCTGGCTGCCATCAAGCGCGACGGCTACCAGGCATTGCCCACCAAGATGGTGGACAGCTGGTCACGCACGGAGGAGACAGCGCAACGGTTTGCCGCTGCCGGCAAACCGGGCAACGAGAGGATCATCCTTGTCAACGATGACTACCGCTCCGGCCACCGCATCGACACCATCGTCCGCACTCTCCAGGAGCAGAGGCGTCTTGTCAACAAGTCCGACCAGCATCCCCATACCAACGAGAGCGAGGTCCTGTTCATGCAGGGCGTGCGCCACGGGGTCAACAAGATCGTCCGGGGGAGGGACGGTACACCCACCTACGTCTATGTCAGCGAGCAGTAATAACAGATCAACCCTTACGCTGGAGATGGCGGTTCTGGCGGCCGTTGTCATGGCGGCCGCTTACAAACGGTCTGGCCGGCTGCCAGCCCTGGGCGCGGGCGCGGCTTTCCCAGTCGGACGGCTCCGGCCGGGTGGTGGTTGCAGCATCGCGCGGTCTGGCCAGCTCCTTGAGCCACCAGCGCAGGTCGCGGTTGCTGATCTTGCCGTCCATCCCACTCATGTCCCCCTTATGCCTCAACCCTTAACCGATGTCAACTCATGATCAGGTTGCACGTAGATGTGATTGGCCTTAACCGGCTCCCCCTGGCTCCTGCCATCCGCACGGAGATGGTGGCCGATGTAGCCAGGGCTGCCCGCCAGGCGGTGAGGGATAGCTTTCAATCCATGCTCGACCGCACCCAGTCCCAGGGATTCTGGGGCAAGGCCAAGCGATCAGTCAACCCTCCCGTCATCCGGGACAACAAGGCCACCATCGACATCACCCACATCGGCGTGCGCCTGCAGTGGCTGGGCGGCACCGTCAAGCCCTCCGGCCGCAAGTCAGAGGTGACCGGCCGCCGCATCAAGAGCCTGCTCATCCCGTTTAGGGACTCACCACTCCGCCGGCGCTCCCTGGCCAGCCTCCACATCCCGGATGAGGAGGTCATGGTCCTGGGCGACGTCGATACCGGCAGCGCCATCCTGGCCCGCGTCAAGCAGCGTAAGCGCCGCAACAAGGACGGCCGCTACCAGGACGTCACACCACTGGGTGCCCTGGTCAAGTCCGCCACCATCCCGGCCCATCCGGAGGTGATGCCCTCCCGCGAGCAGATGCGCGAGTATGCCGTGCACGCCGCCACCCTGGTCCTCAACCGCCTCCTGCCCCAAGCCGACGACAACTCCACTCTCAACTCTTAACTCTCTAATCTCCACACAATGGACAAGGATTACAAGCTCGCCGAGCATCTCATCAAGCACCTGCAGCAGGACGACGTCCTGGCTCCGATGGTGTGCCCCACCGTGTGGGACGACCAGGACCAGGTGGACGCCATCAACCGCGTGGCCATTGGCAAGCCCGGCAGCGTCGCTGTCACTCCTGCAGGATACGTCCCTCTCTTGGAGATGGGAGTCGATGCTCCGATGGTGCGCATGCACGCCGTGCTGGCCGTGAGCTGCTTTGCCAGGACAGCCGGGATGCCCGGAGGCATGCCGCCTCTGCGCTGCCTGTCCGGCATGGTCGGGCAGGCCCTGCACGCGGTCCGCATCTGGGACCCGGTCGTCGACCGCGTCTGCTACGACATGCCCTCCGTGGCATCCGTCGAGGATTACGATATGAGTAAGTCCAAGCTGACCGGCTTCCGCGGCCGCGCCATCATCCTCTACGCCCCCGTCAACTTTTAACATCACTCTCACCCACAACACACAACCATGGCTAAGACCAATACAACCAACAACACAGATACGACCGGCACGACTCCGCAGGCGCCCGCCCAGGAGGAGACGCTGGTGTTAGTCCGCGTGACCAAGACAGGCACGCTCATCAACGGCGCTTACGGGCGTGCAGGTGCGACCGCCAAAGTGACAGCCTCCCAGGCCAAGGCCCTGGAGGCGGCCAAGCTGGCCGTCATCATCGGCGTGTAACTACCAACCATTAAACAACCACTAATCACTGATATGTCTAGATTTATCATCCCCGGCCTGATCATCGGCTCCAAGGTCAGCATCGCCAAATTCGGAGCCTCCATCGGCAGCGGCGACCAGGCCAAGACCGTGTCTGCAGACTGGCTGCCCGTCCCTCCGAGCGACGAGGACCCCGGTCCCTGGCTCTACATGGGCAAGGTCCGCACCAGCAACCCCCAGATTGAGCCCAAGACGGCCGAGCTTGAGGGTACCGGCGGCGGGGGCACCTACGAGACCGAGGAGATGCAGCTGGTCACCAAGCGTAAATTCTTGTTTGCCAGCAACTACATCACCCCGGAATTCCTGCAGTTGTCCTTTGGCCTCAAGGAGGACTGGGGCACGGAGCAGGTTGTGTTTGCCGCCGGCTCCACGCAGATCGACGTCTACGTCTACACGGAGTGGACCGACGCCTACCGCGACGGCGCCAGGATCATGAGCGCCTGCATGCAGGGCCGCCTGCGCTTGGTCAACCCGGCCAAGGCGGCCTCCGATCCGTCCCTGGCCGAATTTGAGCTCAGCGTTGTTTACAACCCGCTCTGCAAGCTGACGCCTGACGCGGACTATCCGGCGGCCTAAGCACGCCACTTCCTCCCGGCGATCCCGCCGGGAGGAACCTTTCTCAACTCTCCACTCTCCTCCCCCCCACACTGATATGATACTCCTGATTGACTTGGCCACCATGGCCGTCATGCACCCCGGCGGCATACCGGTCACCGACCTGTCCCTGGTGCGCGGCGATAAGCTGCCCCTGCGCATCACTCTGCTGGATGAGGGCACTCCGGTGACTCCCTCCGGCACAAGGCCGGCGCTGGCCGTCAAGACCGCCCTGGGTGACGATACCCTGGTCCTGGCCGCCACCAACCTGGAGCCGGTCGACGACGCTCTGGGGCTGGCTTATGTTGGCAGCTTGTCGGTCAACACGACTCAGTTGATCGCAGCCATGGGCAGCGCCGATCGCATCGACCTGGTCGCGGAGGTGGTCATTATTGACGGAGACGGCTCCCAGAGTACATCATCCCTGATCAAGGTAAGAGTGCGCCAGGATATCATGCCGGCAGACGTCGTCCCTCCAGATGACGTCATCGTCAACTGGGAGGAGATGGTGGCCGCATCCCTGGCCAACCAGCTGCCAGACGCCTTGCACAACGCCGGCATGTATGTCACTCCGGCCAGCGGCACGGCATCCATGTCGCCTCCCGGCTATGACCAGGACCAGACCGTGGCATGGTCATGGGCTCGGTTTATATTTGGCGATGACCTCTTGACCGGTTATGTCGGATCGATCTGCAAGGTGCGTGACGTGTACATGTGGGCAGTCCTCGGCACGACGGACACCACACCGCGCTGGCTGGACATCTGGCGACGTGCTCCGGGCGGGGACTGGGTATTGGCGGCACGATCCAGTCAGGCCGTAGCATCCAGCACTGACGTGGACCTGTACATGTGGGGGATGATTGCCGATACGGATATTGTAATCGGGGACGAGGTGGCGCTGCACGTCTATGGTGGCACGCCCGAGGCGCCAGTGGAGATCCCCCTGTCCATCGCCCGGCAGATGGTGACGGCAGCCGACGGGCGCGGGATTGCGTCTGCGCTGGACGGACCGATTACCGATGCCACCGTCATGCCCGCAATGATGTTGTCCTGTACTTATCAGGACGGCGTCAGCGTGGGAGGGGTTAATCTGGCCACCCGCGCCGAGGTGCAGCGGTTGACGGATTATGCTGCCGCTACCAGCAAGCAGACATACCAGGATGCCCGCGCATCCGAGGCGGCCAGGGACGCAGCTCAGGAGATTGCCGAGGGTCTGGCCATCACTGTTGGCACGGTCACGACGGGCGAGCCAGGCAGCCAGGCAACCGCCTCCCTGACACCCGGCAGCACGCCGGGATCGTGGCAACTGGACATGACTATACCGCGCGGGGACGTGGGCGCTGTGGACACCTCCAAATCCTACACATGGACACAGCCACAGGTATTTGATGCCACCGTCACGGCATCCAGGGGCGTGCGTGTGCCTCTTCCCGCCACGGCCCAGGAGGCGCTATCCTATGAGGCGCTGCTAGAGCAACAGACGGCGGATGATTGGCGGCGGGCGAACTACTACATGGAGACGCTGATCCCGTCTTGGGTGACAACACTGGTGCGGCAGATGCAGATGTCCGACGCTTATAATGTAGTCACGGCCAACGCATCCTCTAAGGAGGCGGTGTATACCAACGATCTGCACGATTTTTTGATTACCATGATGCCCTCCGCCGGTGTGTCTTTGATTGGCCGATCTACAGGCGCGTGGAAATTTGCCAATTACATGGGAGATCATAACAATAGTGCTTATGCCGCCGCCGTTGTATGGCGGATTATCGGCTCTGACAAGGCGTCTATCCTGCTGGGGAGCACATCCCAAGGGTACTCATCGACAACTAATCCGGCAGCGCCCTGTTATGCTCACCCCATCCATTGGGCTGACTACAATCTGGACGCAGCGGATTACAGGTATCCGTTGCTCAACGCAGTCAATAATTACACCAGCCGGGACATGGCACCCGCATGGCAGGTGACGATTTATCCCACAAGCTACCTGGGGAGTACGACGTCTTGCCTGATCCGAGGCACGGATTATGGGCGCGACGTTGGCGACCAGCTATATATGTGGGCGCTTGTGCCCAAGATCACTTACGTTGCCGTGGCAATGGCACCCCGCGCAGCCGCCGATCATCAAAACACGATGAACAGATGGGAACTGTTTGTCGACGGCAATTATGTTATGCCGATGACATCCTTGTTTTGTGGCAGCGGCCACACGGCCTGCGTCACAGTTAAGGCCAAGGCTCACGAGGCAAGCAGTACCTTGCAAGTGGGGCTGCGTATGGGAGGCATGAGGATTGACGCAGCCCCCGCGCTGGGGGTCAACGATGTACGATCCATTATGGGGCGCGTGGTGATGGACGGAGTAACGGCCAAGCCTATGCCGGCGGTGACGGCTTCCGCGCTGGATGTACCTGCGGAGGGCGGTGAGGTAACGCTGACGGTATCGTCCACGCTGTCCGAGGCGGTTTATATACTCAACGATACCATGTGCGGGCATGACCCCGCCGCCGTATGGTGCATGCAGTCCTCTGAGCAGACACCAGCCGGAGGCGGCCAGATCACCCTGACGCTGGCTCCCAACACGACTGGCCAGCCCCGGCAGGTGTGGGCGTTTGTCGGCCATCACTACGCCCAAGCCTCCGTCGTCAAGATTAACCAATTAGCTTAACAACAACATGCAAGAGATACATTTACATTTTCCGCGCCAAGGCAAGTGGGACAAGTACACCATGACAGCCGTGTACCAGGACGCGGACGGCTACACTCACACTGACCATTATACCCAGGATGACATACCCGCCGATCAGGCCCCGGTCCTGGAGGCAACAGTCACCGCAATCGCGAGCATGGGTGAGGACTGGCAAGCCTCCCAGGTGTGGGCACAACTGGGAGACGACTCCGTGATCAATAACCCCGCTGCCCGCGAGGGGGCCGTCGAGGTGCACGAGGCCGTACTACTGACGGTTGAGGCTGTCAATAGTGCCGGCGGCCGGCGCATTTGCACACCCTCCGAGTACATGCAGTTTGTACTCGCGGACCCCAGCGCGGTGGCGTTTTTCCGGTATTTCACGGCTCTCAACTCTTAAGTCTCACCTCTCCACTCTCATCACACCATGCACTACCTCTCTCTCGACACGGTCATCTACCGTCCGGACGGACTCCGGGATATCGTGCTGTGCCAGTATGACGACGTGATGGCGGAGCTGGTGGAGGTCAAGCCCTCCGTCCAGATCCAGCGCGAGTCCGTCATCGGCAGTCCCTGGATGCACCAGGCGGCAAGGGGCAACGCCTCCCTGCAGATGTCTTTTACGGTGGTGCGGGCATTTACGACGTTCGGACGCGCCCGTGCCTGGGGGCTCGACCTCCAGGAGACGCTCACCCTTCACCCGGAGGGAGCCGTTACCTGGTTGTCCTGCTATTTCCGGGGACGTCCGGGCCGGACCAGATCCTATCACGCTACGGTGGATCTTGCCCAGCCTTTGCCTCTCACGAGCGATCACGATCTCGGCGCGGACGGTCCGAGTATGGGCCGCCGTCCGGAGGACATACGCCTCCCCGGCATGGAGGGCAAGGCCTGGGCCGCCCTGCAGGTATCCCTCACTCTGACGGGAGACATTTCTTAACCATCTATTAACTTTAACCATTAACTATCATATTCCATGGCAGATAAGGATTACAAGGTACAGGTAGGTGTGGAGGCCAAGGCCGACACGCGGGGACTGGATCAAGTTAACAAGGGACTCGACAAGGTCCGCAGGACGGCCAAGCAGGTCAACGACGAGCTGGGCGACAATGCAGCCGCCGACAATATGGAGGAGGTGACGGATGCCGCCGGGGAAACTGCCGAGGCTCTGGATAAGACCAGCGACGCTGCAGAGGGGCTGCAGGAGGCCGTCAGTAAGGTTGGACAGACGGCCAGAGCCACCGGCGATGAGATGGACAAGGCAGGAAGCAAGGGAGAGGCAGCCGGGCGCAAAATGGAACGGGGAGCCAGGCAAGCAGCGGCTGGTCTGGGTGACCTCAAGGCCAAGGTACAGGCGACGTTCAACATCCCCAACGAGCTGGAGGCTGCCTACGGCCGGGGCGTAGCTTGGGGGCAGGCCATCCTGGACGGCTGGGAAAAATACATTGAGGGCGTGGACAAGGCCGCCGTCAAACGGGCGCGGGAACTTAAAGACCGGCTGGCCAGGGAGGCCGCCGCGCGCGAGCAGGCTTATACTGACGCGCTGACCAATGCCAAACGCGAGCGCATCTACGACGAGGAGCAGCGCAAAATCACGGCCATCAACGACCTTTACACCCAGCGCATCCAGCTTATCGGCCAGCTGGCCGTCAACCGCACGGCGGAGGTGGACCATGTGGATGCCCTCCGCCAGAAGGAGCTGGAACTGCAGCGCACCATTGTCAAGACCCGCGAGATCAGAGGGGAAATCAGCAAAGAAACGGCTGCCGCCCTGATGGCTGACCTGGACGCCTCCGAGGCCAAATCCGCTGCCAAGTCCCGTCTGGACCGCCAGCAGATCATGCTGGAGGCCGCTATCCAGGCCCGCGACGAGACTGCCAAGCAGGTGGCCCAGATCAAGGCCGAGCAGGAGCAGGCGGCCAAATTACCTCATGCAGGGATGACGGGCGATGATTATCAGATCCTTGATGCCATTGTAAAGAGAGGAGAAGATCCGCAAGAAAAGCAACAAAGAGAAAACATAGAAAAACAGTTTGAGACTGCTCGGCAAAAATACATTACAGCTAAAAATCATGGAGACGCAGACGGCATGCAAGCTGCCGGAAACGCGATCACTCAATATTCTGATCAACTGAAACTCATAGGAGAACAAAAACAAAAAGAAGAAGATGCTTTAGACAAATTGCTAGCTATTGAGCAACACTTAGTTAATAAAGGGATTATATCAGCTCAAGATAATCCTGATGTCAAATTGGGGAAAATAAAAAGAGAACTAGACGCTCAATCGACAAAAGACAAAACGAGAATAAACGAGCTCAAAGAAAAAGAAACTCAGCTCCAGCTGGACGAGTCCAACGTCACGACCCAGCAGCATCTCCTGCAGTACCAGAAGGAAATCAATTCCAAGGAGGCGGCAATCGCTGCCGCCAAGGCCGACCAGGCCAGCGCCGTGGCCGCCGACGAACGCCGCCAGAAAGACCTCGCCGAGCTGGCCAGCCAACGCAAAAAGGTCCAGGAGCGCTGGCGCAAGCACTACGACAAGCTCACCGCCGGCCAGGATTACAAGGACCGCGAGACTCCTAGGCTCAAGCGGCTGCTGACTCAGGGTCAGCACATGGCCGATGCCGGCTATATGTCCGAGCAGGACTCCGCGCGTCTGGCCCGGATGCGTGACGAGGCCCTCAAGGGATTGCCCAGGGAGCTGAGAGCCAAGGTCAAGTGGATGGTGGACGACATGATCAAGGGTTACTCCAGAGCCGCGTCCGGAGAGCGCAACCTGCTTACTCCCCTGGAGCGCAAGGACCTGGAGGCGAGCCGCTACAAGGCCAAGCTGGACGGCCTCTCCGACATCACCCCCAGCCTGCCCAAGGATGGAGCGGCCGCCAAAATAGTGGCCATTCTCAAGGACGTGGCCAAGTACGGCGTCCTCAATGAGGCCACCGTCAAGCAGCTGGAGGCGTTGAGCATGCGCATCAACGCGGACGATGCCGCCGGGCAGCGCGTCGTCTCCCTGGTCAGGGAACTGGTCCAGGGCGAGCTGGGCCGTATCCTGACGACCATGTCCAGACCGCAGCCGGCCAGACCCCGACGCGTCACCCCGGAGGGCCGCGATCTGGATGCCGAGGATGAGGTGCGCACGCGGATCCGCGCCGGTGCGCAGGCTCCGCTGCCTCATCCGCAGACCGCCCCCCAGCCTGCAACCGGTCAGGGCTACAACGCCATGATCGGCGAGTTTTCCCGGCAGATGTTTGGTCAGAGCGACACCTCTGGCCGCATCCTGGATGTCATGCAGCAGTTT